AGCTCCCTGACATAGGTGGATTCTATGAGGTGGAGGAGGCGGTGCCTCCGGCCTCCCGGAAGGCAAATACGCTCTATGGCCTGATTCTGGCGGATTATACGGGAGGTGGGCACTAACATGCTTTATGTCTGGAATAAGTATTATATAAAGCACGTAGCGAAGGAAACTGTAACTAGTGACAAGTGGTATATAAGTTTTCCGGTTATACTTTGTTCTGGTTATACACTTGACAATCAAGGTAAATTTTATCCAACTACCACTTTGTCCACACTTGAGGATTCAAGGTACTTGGATCGCATGCCATCAAGCCGAGACGAATATCTCATCGACCATGGTAAATATATCATGTATAACGCGGGCGACGATGGTAGATGGATGGTTACCGATGATTCAAAACTTTATCATAGTGAAGGCTCATTTAGAAGGTACGTCGCAGAGAAAACATACGGGGAGTTAATCCAAACTGTAACCAGCAGAAACGAGGCGGAATATCCTAAAAACGGAGTAAAGGATGGATATTATTATATCTATCAATCCGCAAAACCTGAGATTAGCAGTATAGATGTGCCAGATGCGGCTATGGTCGGTCAGACAATTGATATTACTTGGGAGTCCGCAGACAGCGCAGAAAACTACAAACTGGAGCGCAGGGTGGATTCCGGAGGCTGGACGCAGGTTTACGCGGGAGTCGCCCTGGTCTATAACGACAGAGCGCAGGCTGAGTGGACAAGTGTGCAGTACCGCGTGTCCGCAAGCATTTCTGGCGTATATGGCGATCCCATATTATCCAAGACCGTGAACATTGTCCCTTCGGATGCATTAAGAATATACATGACAGAAGGCAATATTGGGGAAATCCATGGGGCGATAACGTATACAGCGTTGGCCTTAGACTTGAATAGGCCCATTCAAGTAACAGAGGTTTTTGAAAATACCGACAGCGATTACCAGAGAGAACTGACCTTGAAGTCTGGCGATAGTGTGACTATCCCGGTATCCAGGTTTCCGAGCGCGGCAGGAGGGCAATTCACTGTAAAGGCCGAGCAGGAAATCATGGATAACTCTTGGATAAGTGAAAACAGACAGTTATCCTACACCAAAACGCCTACCTCAATGCCAGACAGCCCGTACCGGGTAGAGCGGCTACAGGGCAAGGAGTGCGATGTCATGCCGCAGACCTTGGCTGAAGCGGTATTTATGCCGGATGGGAAAAGCGTAGCGGAAACAATTGGTTCCCCCAAAAGCGTGGTAGGTAAACGCACAGGGACATCCCCCGGAGATGGATCATTGGCCACGGTAACCATAAGTCTTCCATTTCGGCCTAAATGTCTAATCTATACGCAAGGAGATACCATGCCAAGCCTAGAGGGTAACGGTTATGGATTTGTATGGATAGATGGTATGAGCAACCCTATTAAATTGCTTAACGTGGATGTAACGATCACCGTGACTGATTTGAGCTGGAGTATGCAATACAAAAGTCAATTGAATCCAACAATATTTGACAACCCAGGTAGGATTTATACATATATTGCATTTGGATAAGGAGCTTGGCATGACAATTATCGAAATCGCAGCCCACCGAGACGGTAGGCATGACCTCCAGAGCCAGAGCTATCGGTGGGGCTGCTGGCTCCCCGGCTACATAGAGGTGCCCGCCCACCTCCATGACGCGGTGTGGGCGACCTATGGCTGGTGTGACCTCCAGATTGAGGAGGGCAGGCTGGTGGGTGTCACGCCCACTGAGCGGCCTCCAGAGCCGGAGCCGGAGCCCCAGCCGCCCTCTGAGGAGGACGTCACCCTGGACATGCTGGCCGACCATGAGGAGCGGCTGTGCATGCTGGAACTCACCACCACCGCCACCGTTGCCACATGAGAAAGGAGATAGCATGACAACCGTATATAACCTCTGCAAGCTGCTCATCCAGAAGAACCGAACCGATGGCCTCCAGGAGAAGATGGATGTCTACCTGGCCGCCGACCGGCTCACCCCGGAGGAGTACCAGGAGCTGGCCGGGCTGCTTGCCCCAGAACAGTAATCAACAGCGGGATCGCTGGATAAAAGAAAGGAAGTCTATTATGAAAAACATCAACTGGAACGAACTCACCCCCGCCTGCTACGCGATCGCCAACGCCAACGATGTAGATGTGGGTGTAGGCGGCAGCATGGTACATAACAACATCCGCCACGGCAGGGCGGTGGACATCGGCGCGGAAAATCTGCCTGTGGCTTTCCGGCCTGACTGGGATGCCCTGGGCGCTGATGCAGATCTGGCCGAGGAGAATGACGCGTTTAACGTCTGGGTCAGAAAGCGTCAGGCTAACGTTAAGGCCCTGGCCGCCCTGTGGAACGCAAAGGACTATCAGGGCATGGTTGAGCTGATGGAGAACGCCGCCGACCCCGGCCCCATCAACGGCGAGAAGTCCGAAGACCATGAGTAAGTACATAGCGGTCATCACCAGGGCGGACATCACCCGCACCGCCCTGGTGGAGGCCAGGGGGCGGTCTATGGAGCAGGTCAAGGCCGCCTGCGGGTGCCAGTACATCATCAATAGCTGGTTTTACGACACGACCACGGGCCGCCCAGTGGGCAATCTCAAGATCGACGGCACGGTCAAGGCCACGGCCGGCTGGAATTGCTGGGGGCTGACCTGGGACAAGGGGGCAGATATCCGCCTGGACATCGTACCCGACAACGGCGGGGCTTCCTACCTCAGCGGCGTGGAGCTGCTGACGCCCACCAGGGGGCCGGGTAAGGCCCTCAGCTACTCCCCGGAGTACGGGGGCACACGGGGGCGCTCCGCTGTCCTGCTGGCCGGGGCGCGGGTGATCCTGTACTGCTCCGGCGACGGCACGGCGGACGCCAAGACACCGGAAGGGCTGCGGGACGAGCTGGTGAGCATCGGCTGCCGGTACGACCAGGCGGCCAACCTGCGGGCACTGGGTCTGGACAGCGGCGGCTCCAGCCAGTGCGATTTTGGGGACGGCCAGCGTATCTACAGCGCCCGCCGGGTGGCCGGGTATCTGTGCGTATGGACAAGACAGGGCGGCCAGGAGCCGCCGGACAAGGAGGACAAGCCTATGAGCAAGTACACCGTGACGCCCAGCATCGGCGTCAACATCCGCAGCGGCCCCGGCACCGGCTACGGCAAGGTGGGGGCGTACCCCATGGGCACGGTGGTGGACGTGCTGGAGGAGCGGGACGGCTGGGGCAGGACGAATAAGGGCTGGGTGTCCCTGGCCTATCTGGAGGCCGTGGAGGGCCCCCAGCGGGTCACAGACAACGGCATTGCCATCCAGGAGCATATCATCTCCGGCGGGCGCAAAAACCGGCCGGGCAGGGACACCAACCCGGACACCTACATCACCATCCACGAGACCGGCAACGCGGCCAAGGGCGCCGACGCCGCGGCCCACGGGGCCTATC